ACGTTCGCGATGGCAGGGCCAACAATGTTTACGTTGGCGATTGATCCGGCCACCGTATTGACGTTCGTGATGTCTGTCGCGGTGGTGTTGACGTCGGCGATGTTGGTCGCCGTGATGTTCACGTTCGCGATTGAAGCGGCAACGGTGTTGACGTTAGCGATGTCGGTTGCCGTTGTGTTGACGTTGGCGATTGAGCCTGCAACCGTGTTGACGTTGGCAATGTCCGTGCCGACGAGGTCGACGTTCGTGATGCTTGCCGCGACTGTCTCGATTTCGGAGACAGCCTCGTTTAGGTCGTTCGCCGTGGTGATGACAGCGGCGATGTCGTTCGCGACGGTCTGGAGGTTGTTGTTATTGATCTCTGCGGCAACTGTGTTGACGTCCGCAATGTTGGTGGCCGTCGTATTGACGTTCGCAATGTCCGCCGCAACGATGTTCACATTGCCGATTGAGGCGGCGGTTGTGTTGACGTTCGCAATAGAGCCAGCGGCAATGTTGACGTTGGCTATCGAGGCGGCGGTGGTGTTGACCGAGGCGATGTTGGCGGCGACGACCGTGACGTCTTGACCGACGCCGATTTCGGCGGCGACAGTGTTGACGTCAGAGATGTTGGTCGCGGTTGTATTTACGTTGGTGATGTCGGATGCGACTGTGTTGACATTCGTTATGTCTGCCGCAACCGTATTCACATCCGCGATATTGGTACTGACAGTGACGACGTCTGGGTGTGTCGCCCAGTATTTCGCCGAGTAGTTGGTTCCGTCGACCGTCCCAGTAGTTTTTGTGGCCCATTCCTTTGCGGCTCCATCCCCGTTGGTGACGCCCGTGCCGCCGATTGCCCATGCTTTCGCGGAGTAGTCGGTTGAGCGGACAAGACCAGTGGTTTGGCTGGCCCACTCGCGAGCTTCGGATACGTCGATGAGTTTGGTGGTGTAGGACGATGCCTCGAACGCCGCCTCGTCTGCGAAGGTAGTGTTCGCGCTCAGGCCATGAACGATGTAGACGTCCTTATCTGTGAGTGTGACAACGTCGAAATTCTTGTAGGTGGTGGCCGCGTTGAACGCGCCCTTTATGTCGAAGAAGGTGGTGATGTCCGTCCAGCCAGACGTGCTGTTGGCGAAGTTGCCGACACGGAACTGGAGCTTGTCTACGGTGGGGTCAAAACGGAACTCGAAGTTCTCGTCACGAAACACGCCACTGCTGTCGAACAAGTCGTCGAGCAGGTCGGGAATAGAACGTCCGCCCTTCTCGGCACTCTCAAGGTAAGTGTCGAGGATGTGGTCGCCAGTGTACTGGGAGCGGAATCTAAGTTGTTCGCCAGTTGGACGTGTGATTGCCATTATTCAAAGTACCCCATGTCTTTCATCAGACGCACTAACTTTGCCTTAGTTAAGGCGTACTTGTCGTCCGCAGTGCCTGCCGCTTGGCTGGCTTCTAGTTCGACAATACGAGTCTTGAGTGCGTCGATTTCCGACATGAGGTTCTGAATCATGGTAGCGAGGCGGGCTTCGCCTGCCTCGCGGTCGAGTTTAAGGACTCGTGCCTGTTCGGTAACTAGGTCTGCGACCTGTGCGGTTACGGTTGTTTTAAGAGTTTCAAGTTTTGCGCTCATCGTCTGCGTGCCTCCGAAAGTGGGACAAGGTTGCCCTTCTGGACTTCACGCTGGACGTTCTCCTGCGGCTGTACCGATGCTCCGCGCATCTTCTCCATCATGGCAAGCTGTTGGCTAGGTGATGGGCCATTCGCCTGCATCTGCTCTTTGGAGATGCGGAAACGGTCGAGGTCGGTAATACCCATCGCGCGGATTGCCTCCTCCGCGATCTGGCCCGCGTTGTACTCCATATTGAGACCAGTTTGCGACATGATCTGGAGCATGTTCATCCATGTCTCCGCGTTGCGCGTTGGCTCGATGGGGAGCGTGCCGTCAATCACGAGGTAGTCGATGTCGCCCTGTAGGTCTTTGGCTACGTCGTAATCGAGGTAGCCGTCCTCAACCATGTCAGCCAGTTGGGTGGGCATGTTGGTGTTGTCGATCTTGATCGAGCCGCTCATGGAGAGGCTGTCTTGGATGTTAGCCACCATCATGCGAACCATCGGGCGGATGGTCGTTGCCGACATGATGCGTGATAGAACGCCGAGCCGCTGGGAACCGAGTTGAGTTAAGCGTTGGATTTCAGTGGCTGTACGGATACCGTCTGCGGTCGGCATACCCTGTTGCGCGTCAGATGCGGCACTGACACACTGTTTGAGTTCGGACATAGCGGCAATGTCGTTGAAGTGGCCGCGTGTCACGTCGGGGACTTGCGCAATGAACACGCCGTCACCGGGCTTCGATCCGGGCAGGGTGCGCACAATGCCCCACGGATTGCGGTCGATCAAGTCAGGGATGCTGACTTGCGTCGGGTCGGCAAAGATGAGGTTGTTGAGCGCGGCGCTGATGTTGTCGATGCGACTGCGGAGCAAATAGGTCGCGATGTCGTGCATCGGCAGGATCAGGTCGTACAGAGATTGGCCGTAAGTCTTATGGCTGTCTTGGTAGAGACCGCCGATGACCACAGGGAACTGACGTCCGTACGGATTGAGTTGGAACCGGATGACCACGTTCTCGTCGAGGATCGTGATCACGAGGAAGATTTGGTCGATGGACGGGATGCCAATCTCGTGACCCGACAGACGTACCCATGCCTCGTCAATGATGCGAGCGTCGCCCAGTGTGAAGTAAGCATGGTCAAAGCGCTCGCGCTGGTGGGGTTGCGCAGGGTCGATTGAAAGGCCGCGACCCTCCTCTTTGTGCCAGTGGTGCGCGTTCCAGCTATTGCGCGGTGGGCTGATCTTGTGGCGCAGGGCTGGGAACTTCTTGAGCTTGGGGTACAGGCCAGAGTAGAGCAGGGAGTTGTAGCTGACATAGTCCGCGAAGACGATGTACTGCATGTTCTCCCAGTCGCCCCAGTTGACGCGCGGGTCGGGGAAGCAACGGCGCGGGTCAAAGTTGATGATCTGGTTCTGGTTGGTCTTGGCGTTCCAGACGACCTTGGTGGGCGAGAAGCCATAACGGATGCTGTCAAGCAGAAGCTGGGCCATGCGCGCCTCGCCTGCCGTGCGGCGCATCTGTTGGTGCAGGACGCGTTCGAGGATCAGGCTGGACTTGCGGGACTTGCGGTTCAGACCCTCTAGCTGGAACATCGGGTTACGTCCGCCTAGTGCCGCCATCATGTAAGTGAGGACGGTGTCCGCGATTGCGCGGGTGTCGGCGATGACGGCCTTCTCGCGGAAGTCTGTGGTGTCGGCAGGGACGTAGACGTCGTGCGCGCGGTCAGCTTCCTTCCAGTGGTCGTAACGCTTGCGAATTTTGAAGTAAGACATGTCGACCATCGACTTCACGTAGTCGACGATGCGGCGCTCTTGTTCGTCTGACAGGTCGGCGCTGATGTCCTCATAGTTGACCAAGCGTTCGGCGAACATGCTCAAATCAACGACGACACCCTCCGATGGCCCCGCAGTGTACTCAGCACTACGGTAGCTCGAACCTGTGGGCAGGGAACCTGCCTTTACTTTGGGGCCAGTCTCACTCATGTGTTCAGAATACCTCTAAGATGCTTGGTGGTCGTCCTTCAGAGACCCCACCCTCTCCAATTTGTTAATTTGCCACCCACCTGCTTGAAGAGGGATTTGCCGAAGTCCTTGTCGCCCATGTTTGTGAGGGACTGGCTTGGATCGGCGTGTAATGCCCACGCTTCAGGACTGACGGATGTGCGGGACAAGATGTCGATAGCCATCGTGGCCGCGTCAACTTGGTCGTCATGGTTCCCGTTTGGAAAGCTGACCGCCTCATCTACGAACTCGTCGAGCCACGTCGCGGCAGTTGGGATAAAGACCCGGCCACCCTCAATGATTGGGAGGATGGCGTTGACCCGCGCGACTTTGTCGTGGACGACTTTGTAGGGGATGACTGACATCCCGCTTTCTCTTTTAAGTTCTTGAAGTAGGCTTTGGCCGCTTGCTTTGTCTTCGATATAGATTGCACGTAAACCCTTCCCTCTCCATTGGTTGTTGAGACGGATGAGGCGTTGCTTCAGTTCGGGGAAGTCGTACTTACCCCTCACAACGTCCACCAAGTAAATATCGCCATTGCGGTCTAGCCCCGCTATGACTGCCACGGAGTAGTCGGCGGTCTCGGTTTTTTTGAAGGCCGTGTCGACTGTGATGACCAATGATACGAAATGTTCTGGCTTCAGGTCGTCCGGGTATTTCTGCCACCACTCAGTTTTTATGAGGTTGCCGCCCTCGATGTACGGCTGTTGCTGGTAGAGGCTGGCGAACTCGCGTGGGTTCAGGCGTTGGCGGCGCTTCAAGTCTTCGAGCGGGAAGCGTTCGGGCCAGAGCGGAGTCTCCACGTCTGTGCGGACGTCTCGCTGGCTGGGGTTCACAAGACGGTAGTCTTGGGCGTTGAGGTAGCGCGGGTCGTCTTCGGGGAGAAGGCGGCGGCTTATCTTCTTGCCGGGGACGGTCTTGATCGCGGGGAAGTTGATGTGCTTCCACCGTCCCTCTTTCCAATCGTCGGACGCCATCAGGCGTCCGGCGAGGTCGTCTGGATGCCAGCGTGTGAGGATGACAATCTGCTTGGGCGGTGCGCCGTTCTGTTCTGGCTGGAGACGAGTAGCGAGCGCGGAGGTGTAGTAGTTCCACGTCTTGTTACGCTGGGTCATGGACTCAGCGTCCTCGCGAGACTTGATCGGGTCGTCCACCAGTAGGAGGTTCGCGGGACGACCGGAGGTCGTACCGCCCACACCGACAGCAAAGTAGGCTCCGCCAACTTCCGTGCGCCAGACGTCTGCGGCGCGGGACTCCGTGGAGAGCGTGAAGTCAGGGAAGGCTTGGCCGATGGTCTTGTTCTCGACTACCGAGCGGACTTGGCGACCAAAGTCTGTGGCGAGTTGGCTGTTGTAACTGCACGACATGATATAGCGGTGCGGGTTGCGGGCCATGAAGTAGCTGGGGAACAAGACTGTGCCGAACGTCGACTTGGCATGTCGCGGAGGCATAGTGATAAGGAGGTTGTTGACCCCCAGCTTGTCTTTTTCGAGGGCGTCGAGGGCGTCAATTAGCTCTAACTGGAAGTCAGCCAGTTGCCAGTCGGGGTAGATGAGGTTCACAAAGCCCTTGAAACCGGATTGGGCGTCGCGGACTTTGAGCAGGTACTTGGCTACCTGCGCCTGAGTCAGTTTAGCCATGCTTGCGCTGGTGCAGGATGCGGCTGATGTGGATTTCTTGGGCTTTTTCTTTGTCCGTGATGGCGGTTGCCATGATCTTCATCAGGTGATCCATGATCGCGGCAGGGCGTTTGTGGGCCGGAACGCCGTCAAAGTTGATTTGGCGCATGGCGTTGCCGAACTCAGCGAGGGTCATGTTGGATTCGAGGGCGTCGGCCTCTTGGTTCTTAATCTTCATTGGGGTCTACCTCTACTGCTTCTACGTCGATGACCGAAATGCCCTGCGCGATGGCCTCTAGCTCCTCGCGGGACAGGTCTGTGAGTTGCTTTGTGGTGTGTTCGTGCTGGACGAAGGACGCGTTCAGGTCGGGAACGACCTTGTTCAGGAGTATGCCAAAGACACGGGCTTGGGTTGGGTTCCATTCCTTGTGACCCATGACGACTTGGTGGGCGTCATTGATCTGTTCGGCCATGAAATTGGCGATCTGGCCCCGAACTTGGGCGGATTGGGCTGGGGTTAGCTTGTTGCTGGTGGCTAATTGGGTCATGTTCTTCATCTTTTTCAGGTCTGGGGCGGCTTTTCGGCACTCCATTGAGCAGAATTTGCGCCTGTCTTTATGGTACTCCTTCGTTGTGAAGGTCGTCCCACAGGCTTGGCACTTCATTTCTACGGCGTACCCTCGTCTTTCTTTGATCCTCTTGGACGTTTCCAATTTTTGCTCCGATTAGTCGCGGGGTAGGGGAGTCACATCTGGCGGAAATCTCGCGGCGGCGGGACGCCCCCGCCCCCCCCGGTCGCGCGACCCCGCACATCTGGGCGCATTATGCGGCACACGCGGCGCAACCCCTTGATTTTCCTCGCTTTCTGCACCCTTGCTAGGGGTGCGACAGCCCTTCGGGCTGGCTTGACGTTTTGAACTCTCCTCTCGCGTGCGCCTGAACAA